GTTGAGAAGCAGCAGTTAATTGCAACTTGTGTTGATAGTTACACAGGTGAATTGAGCAACTTTGTTGCCGCTAATGTTGATACCAACGCTGGCAGCATTGATGATAATATTCGTTCTCGTTTTGAGAAGGAAATTCTGCATGGCGAGAAGTGGAATTATCGTACTTATCGTAAGTATAAGAACGACATTTATGAGATTTTGGAAACTACTCTGGATCAGACTTTGCCCGAAGGTTGGAAAGAGAATGAGTTCTTCAATCGTTTCGTTGAGGAAATTCGTCTTGACTTGGGCGATAAGAATGAATTCTATGCCGAGGATAACGGTTATCTGACTGTTTCCAAGTTCAGCGGCAATCATTGGGATACTGCCCGTGAGCGTATGGATTTGGGTACTCAGTTCTCCGTTGATACTTATTGGTGGGATGTTCATTTCTACAACGAGTTTGAGCGTTTCATGAAGAATATTGACAGCTTCGCTAAGATGCTGGATAAGGCTCGTAAGTCCTTCTTACAGGCATTCCAGAGTGCAGTTTATGTTGCTTTCAGTAATATGGGCGAGATGATGCCAGCCGAGTTCTCTGGTCACGGCGCATTGTCTACTGATACTGAGCGTGATCAGTTGTTCGAACTGATTGACAAGGTTTCTGCCGCTAACGGTGGTATTAAGCCTGTTCTGGTTGGTACTGGCGCAGCTCTGCGTAAGTTGCAGAAGAACATTGACGAGAACTGGATTGCTGATTCCGCTAAGGAAGAGCGCAAGAAGAACGGCGTTGTGAGCGATTGGGAAGGCTATCCTCTGATGGTTATTCCTCAAGTGTTCAGGCAGGGTACTTTCGAGTTCGCTCTGTCCACTACTCGCATCTTGATCCTTGCTACTAACGGCAAGCCCATCAAGTTCGTTTATGAGGGTGATTCTCGTCTGAAGGAAGTTACTGACAACCGTGAGAACATGGATCAGACTCTTGAAGGTCAGATTCAGGTTAAGGCTGGTCTGGCTGTTATTTCCAGCGACATTGTTGGTTGCTGGGAACTGGCGTAATTGATACGCAAATAAATTTTAGGAGGCGTTATTTTTGGGACAGGAAGAAAAGATTTTAAATACTCCTGATACAGCAGCATCAGATAAGAAGTCTGGTGCTGCTCCCACTTCCCCCGCTTTAAAGGATGATACCAAAGTTAAGGTTCGTGCTTTGGTTCCAGCGGTGTATTACACCTGTTTAAAGACGATGGATAGCTTTGCTTGGGAGGAAGTCGGTGACGAGCAGGAAATGACTTATATGCAAATTAAGACCATGAAGGCAAAGCATCCACGCTACTTTACTGAAAAGTGGCTTCTGATTTGTAATGACGAGGTTTTAAAGAAACTGAATCTTACATCCGTATTTGCGGCAAAGATTACTGCTGCTGATATGAAGAAGTTCTACGGCTCTGATGTGGGAGCTGCTAAGGAGTTGCTTGCTGGTCTTAATGATAGCGCAAAAGCTGGGTTGGTTAAGAAAGTTACTGATGCTGTTAAGAGCGGAAAGATCGCAAATGTTAAGATCATTCGTCTGTTGGAGGAACAGCTTGGTATTGAACTGATGCAGCTCGTGTAAAGGAGGTGAAGCCCTATGGGGACTCCCTTTACTGATCTTTACGATAGTGTTTTGAGCAAAATCAGAGATTATGATTTTTTCAATATGGAGCAAGAACAGGTATATGAGGTTTTATCCGATTATCTTCGTCCTGCGATTGCGGCTTTTCGAGGCTGTAAACAAGATATTTCACAAAGGACTGAAACTGGATTTGAATGTACTTTAACCGATACTGAGGTTGAGATATTAGCCAATTATATGACGATTGCATATTTGGATAGTAATTACATTCGAGTTCCACTTGCTTTGAAACAAACATTGTCAAGTAAAGACTTCAATGCTTTTTCCCCTGCCAATCATCTTGATAAGATGGTAGAAATGAGAGAAAAGTATCGTAAGGATAACGAAACTTTACTGGTTCGTTATTCCTATATTCGCAGAAATACATAAGGGGGTGAATTCTGTGGGAGGTTTTCAGAATTTCCTTCTGAGGATGAAAGCTGGCGGCAATAGTATGAGGGGTGAACAAATTGAAAACGCAATGCGTTTGGTTCAGCAGACTTTTGCTGACGATCCTTCTTATATTCCTGATGGCGTAACAATTCATCGAACAGATAGATTGATTCATCCTCGTATTTATCTGCATAAATATCGTACCACTTCCCCTGCTCAAGCAAGTATTCAGACGCAGATTCATGAGCCATTTTATTTGGGCGATGTAATTCCTTGGCCTGATCATGGTTATTGGCTTTGTGTAGAATCGAATAATTTACATGGTATTCAGTGGGAAGGTACATTACAGTTTTGCAATCATAGTATTAAGTTCCGATCTCCGTTGAATGGAGAAATTGTAGAATATCCAATTAGCTTAATTAATGCTACTCAGTATGGTAGTGGTGAAACAGCAAAAGAGTATATCAAACTTGGTACATCTCAGTTGATTGTTTATATCTCTTATGACGAACACACTGTTCTTTTGGATAGTGGAGTTCGTTTTTTAATTGATAGGAACAAGGAGCTGCCTACGGCGTTTGAAATTAAGCAAGCCGATACTGTTAGTTATTCTGATGGTAATCAGCGTGGATATATTCAATTATCTGTTTTGGAGAGTCAGTTCAATCCAAAGACTGATAACAAAGAATTAATGGTTGCGGACTATTACGATGATCCTGTTGGAACAGGAGATGAACTTCAGGAAAAACCGAATGACAGTTGGATTTAAGGAGGTGGAATGATTGGCTTTACTACAAGAGCTGACGGATTATCGGAAAAAGATCATGCAAATGATTTGCAGTGATCAGGAAATTGTTGATTTGATTTTGGATAAAGAAAATTCCACCGTCCCTGATCGTTCTTTGATGTATTCCAGAGTATTTCCTTATGCTTATACACCTGATGCGACAAAGGAAACTAATACTTATGTTTGTTTTCGTATTTATGTACCAGAGGTCATGAATAAGACATTTAAGAGGATGAATATCTGCTTTTATGTTTTTTCGCATCAAGATTATATCCGAACCAGTGATGGTTTGCGTCCTGATTTGATCGCTGGACGCATTGAAGCACTGTTGAATGGTTCAATGGATTTAGGAGTTGGTCGTGTAAGTTTAGAGGGCATGGATGATATTAGTCCAGCAGAGCAATTTCATGGCGTTGCTTTGGAATATTCTGTTTCGGAATTTAATCGTCCAACAATTAATGGAAATCCGAGAGCGGGTGCTAAGTAATGATTCAGCGTCCCAATCTGTTAAAAGTTCAAGATTACCCAATTAACAATAAAATCAGTGTTCATGTACCAACGGTGGACGAGATTTTTAATTTCGGTGATCAGAAATATTACAATATGGTTCAATCCCTCACTTCTACTCCGTTTGATTTGATGGTTGAACTTGACGATATAGGGGTTGATTACGAAACGATCACGGATTATCAGCTTTTTATTCTGATGATCCAGTCCATTGCTTATGACGAGCAGGATACATCCATTCTGTTTCGTGATTTGGATTTGCGAAAGTTCAAAGAATCTGAGGACTTGAGCAACGGCGAACATATTTTGTGGGATGAAGAAAATGACATAAAAATTGACCAGTTGATTGCTTCTGAAATATGTAATGCAATTCGTAAAATTCATTTTTGGGAGGCTCCGATTGGCAAGGCTGGCAATGCTGAAGCAAAGCGGTAAAGAAATCGCTTAAAGAAAAAGCGTCTTGCGAAAAAGCCATATAAATCATTTTTAGAAAACATGATCATTTCCTTGGTGAACACTGAGGAATTCAAATATGATTACGAATCCGTATTGGATTTGAGTGTGTTCAAATTAAATGCGAGTTGGAGGCAAATCCAAAAGAAGAAGCATTGGGAACAAACAATGAACGGTGCATATTTCGGTACTGTGGATTTGTCAAAGATCAATCTCGAAAAAATCAGTTGGTTGTCACCAGAATAAGTGTGACAAATATTTGAATTAAAAAAGGAGGATGCTACTATGAGTAACATTGTTGTGAACGATCTCTCCATTACCAGCTTGGAAACAATCATGTGTTTCGGCATTAATGGCGGTGTGCATCGTTTTACTTTGGATGAATTGCAGAATGCGACTATTGCTAATACTCAGGAGAACACTGCTCTGACTGGTAAGGGTGGTCGTACAATCGGTCAGCTCAAGCGTAATAAGGCTGTTACTGTTTCTGGCACTAACGGTATGGTTTCCTTGGGTCTGGTTGAAGTGAATGTCGGTGCTGAGGGCGAACACAGAACTTCTACTTCTGTTAAGGTTCCTGATTATCTGACTGTTACTGGTAATGCTGCCGCTACCAACTATAAGGCTGTCGGCACTGCTGGTAATGAAATCGGTGAGGTTATTGTCAAGAACTCTGATGGTACTATTAAGACTCGTTTGACTCAGGATGCTACTGCCTCTGCTGGTAAGTTTGCTTATGATCCTGAGACTAAGGAATTGACCTTTAATGAGGGTGAAATTGCTGACGGTACTTCTATCGTTGTTTATTACTTCCGTAATGTTGAGGGTGATGTGATCAGCAACATTTCTGATAACTATTCTGAGATGGTTGAGATGTATATTGATGCTCTGGCTGAAGATAAGTGCCATAATATTTATCATGTTCAGTTCTTCTTGCCTTATGCTGACTTCACTGGTAACTTTGATTTGGCGATGGGTGATTCTCAGACTACTCATGGCTTTGAGGCTACCAGCTTGCCTGAAACTTGTGGTAATGGTGTTACTAAGTATTGGGATATGACTGTCTTTGGCGCAGATGCCGAAGATGCTGCCTAATAAGTAGGTGATACTTATGGCAAAGAGAACAATCGCTTGCCGTGTATGCGGTAAGCAGTTTGTTCCCTGCAATAAGTCCAGTGCCTCTCTTGGTGCGTTTAATTATCACAGTATTGCTTGTAGTCCTGAATGCGGTGCGGAATATCTGCGCCGTGTTCAGGCTGCTCGTAATCAGTCTGAGCAGGAAGAAACTGCTGAGTTAGCAGGTCAGATTTCTATTAAAGAATCTGATGTTGCCAATGTGAATGTTGCTGGCGAAATTTCTGAGGATGCTAATGAGGACATTTTCGCTGATGTTCCCAAGGCGATCCGTTCCAGAAAAAATAAGCAGGAAACAAACGAGGAAGAGTGAAATTAGCGGGAGGGCTTTTGCTCTCCCCTATTTTCATATTTAGGAGCGTGATGAATATTTGTCAATTAAAATTGATTTCTGAGATACCACCTTCCGTTAATCATTATCTGGCATATAGAGCCATTATGAAAAATGGAAAACCAATGGCAATGAGTTATAAAACGCCAGATGCTATTCGGTATCAGAACAAATTTACTAAGTATGTGATTCGGCAAGTCAAAGAGCAGAAATGGCCTTTGAAACCAAATAAAACACAACATTTTTATGTGGATTGCATTTTTTATTTCCCACGAGTAGATATGGATTGCAACAACTACTTTAAATGTATGTTGGATGCTATTACAGATAGCAAAAAAGTTTGGGAAGATGATAATGTTGTGTGTGAACGAGTAAACGGAATTTTTTATGATTCTGCAAATCCACGAATTGAAATGATTATTTCACCTGTTGACTACATAGGTATTTTTAAAGACTTATCTCAATTAGAAGAATTTGAATCTAATTGCATCGGTTGTAGTAGATACAAACGAAATTGTAGTATTCTGCAAAAAGCGAAAGAAGGCAGAATTCAGGATGAAATTCAAAATGGTATTTGTCAAAAATTTAAATGTATGAAGGAGAAATGAATTATGGCAAAAATTACTCAGAAGTCTATGAATGCACTGTTAAAGGTTTATCGTAATCAGAAAACCGATGTGACTTTGCATATGACTAATCCTGAAAATCCTGAAGAAATCATTATGGAGATTTCTGTTAAGAATGAATTATCTATCGAAGATAAAGGCAACTTTGTTGACCGAGTTGTAAATGCTTG